AAATATTTATAATCTTGTATGGTAGCAGTGCTTTAGATAGGTGTCAAATGCATCTGAAGCTAATTGTAAGTACATTACATTCACCATAAAGCACTGCAATAAGTCTCTAATGTAGCACTATGCATTGCGACTGTCAACAATTATTTAAGACAAGGTTGCTGATTTCCAAGCGCCGCCTACGTAGATCCAAAGTTTCGAACCTGACGAATCTACAACCATCGGTGCATATCCTGTTTCTGCTGTAGGTGTTCCTGTAGGTGTTCCTGACATAACAGGAAGATAAGCAAATCCTGTTGTTGCGGTTGTTGCCGGTGCAGGCGATCCAACTTTATTTATAGTAGTAAAACTTAAATTACCGGACCCGTCTGTTGTAAGAACTTGATTACTAGAACCATCGGCAGCTGGCCATTTAATGTCATTTAAATATAGTGCGCCACCTAACGAATCATGAATATGTAAATCTTGCCCTATAGGAGTCGTTAATACGGGATTACCGGGGCCGGCATCGAATACAATATTATTTCCATCAGTTATTTTTAGTGTTAAATCTTGAGAAGTTGCAGCAGTTATAGTATTACTACTAAAAGTCATTCCACCAAAGACCGGTGCTTTCCAACTAGACGTTGCCGATGACCATATCTCTATTGTACTGCTAGTTGTATCGATCCATAGATCTCCGTTTTTTAATGTGTATATCAGGCTGGGATCTACTGCTCCCTGATATAATGTTGTGCCTTGTTTTCCGATCGTAAAAAACGGAACGCTAGTGCCTCTAGCGTTTAAAGTTATTGCCATCTCTGCTCCTGTTCAGGTAAATCCTGTCTAATACAAATTGTACTAGTCTGTTGCTTTGTGCTTATTTATCATAAAACAGAACTTTAGTCTAGAAAAAAATTTTACAGGCGATAAATAGTAAAACGAGGATATACTATGCCAAGAATTTCATTATGGAACCCAGTTAAGGGAGCAGATTTTAATTTTACAGATAGAACAGTAAATGAAAATTTTCGCATTTCCGGCGATGGTATATTAGTTCATATGTACGAAGGTCCGGAAATAGATTCCGACGGTAGCACAGATACATCTCTTACGTCGATACAAGATGTTTTATTTTTAGAAAATACATCTAGAAAATATAATCCCGATGTTATTGAACTGCGTGGCCATCATCAACCACAAGATGTAAACTACGATTTATCACAATTTGGTATTATGTTAAGTTCGGATACTATTCGTATTCAGTTTGCATATACAGATATGATAGATTCGTTAGGTAGAAAACTTATTGCAGGCGATGTCTTAGAATTTCCAAGTATGCGCGATGTTCCCATTTTTGATAATGCAGTAGGAATAAATAGGTACTATGTTGTCCAAGATGCGTTATACGCAGCAGCAGGTTATGGTCAAAAATGGTTTCCACATATTTGGATGGTACGTGCTAAATTAATGACAGCAAGCCCGGAATTTACACAGATTGTTGATCAAGCAACCACAGGTCAAACAGCAGGTGGTGTTGGGCAAGGTATCGGTATTATGCCGGAAGGGTTTACAGAAACTGCTGATTCGGAGGGGAATCCGGGAACAGGAGTTAATCCAGATATAAGGGCGTCATTGGATTTATTTTGCAAAATTATTAAAATCACAGATCAGAATGTCGCAGAAGCTGCACAAAATGCATTCTTTGATCCTAAGTTCTTCGAAAGTGCCAACTTGTACATTTACTTGGATCCTGTGACAAATTATCCCATTATAGGTAGCAATTATTTTAGTGGAGACGGTGCGCCGCCGAACTTATCTACAGACTTGAAACAAGATTTGATTCCAAGCGGCCCGTTAGTGGGTGCAGGTATTTCTTTCCCAACAGATATGACAGATGGACAATACTACTTACGCATCGATTATTATCCTGAAAGATTATTCCAAAAACAAGGCAATTGTTTTAAACTAATAGAGGTAAATGTATTGAAAAACTGGACCGCATACAACCGTGTACTCGATACATTCATCGATAACATTAACGATACATTATTACCTAATGGCACTGTTATACCAGAAAAACAAGCTATATCACAGGTTGTTAAACAGAAAGTCGATCTCTATGCCCAGCGTAAGATTGATACAACAACTAAAGAAGCTGCAAGATCTGATGTAGCAAATAAACGTGCAAGAAAAAAACCTAACTAAAAGAGGCACCCAAAATTGATTTTTTTTATGATTCTCAGATAAGACGTTACCTATTGCAATTTATGAGGATCTTTTCTGACATTAAAGTTAGAAATGGACCTGATGCTAACGGGTTATATACAGTAACAAGAGTACCAGTTGTTTACGGTGACCCGTCTTGGGTAGTTGCACAACTTATTAAAGGTGCAAGTGAAAATACTTTAATGCCTGCACCAATGTTTAGTGTGTATATTGATAATATAAAACTAGCGCCAGAGCGCAGACAAGATACACAATTTGTCGGTAAGCTATCTACAATAGAAAGAAGTATACAAGATTTTTCACCTAATGTCTGTGCAGACGATCAAGCACCTACATATGGTAGCACACCGGGATTTAGATACGATGTGGAAAGATATATGCCAGTGCCGTATGATATAACATTTAAACTCGATTGCTGGACCACAAATACAACAAATAAACTTCAATTATTTGAGCAGATTGGATATATTTTTAATCCGTCAATACAACTACAACAAAATAGCAATCTACTTGATTGGACAAGCATTTTTGAAGTGTGGATGGAAGACTTTACATGGACAAACAGATCTATTCCGCAAGGCAGCGAACAAGAGCGAGATATAATGAGTTGGAAGTTTAAGGTGCCTGTGTGGATCAATCCACCTGCTAAAGTTAAGAAAAGCAACCTTATTGCCGAAATTGTTACGAATGTTTTTACAAACATAGACATAGAAGGACTAGCAGATGCAATTGATAACAACGAGTACGATGTGTTTAGAACTTGCTTTAGTGGTATCCCTTTACAGATAATTACAACAGAAGGTAATTACAGAATATCTGTAGCAAGGCAAGGAAATAAAGAAGAAATCGTGTTGTTGAATTCTATGGGCAATGTTTTACCTATACAAAGTTGGCAAAAACTTATACAGATATATGGACAAATAACACCTAATATAACCAAAATCAGGCTAAAATTAGACCCCGACATAGATGTTGATACTCGCGACATTATAGGCAGTATAGAACAGGATCCGACCCGTGAAAACATACTTATTTTTACACCCGATATAGATACATTACCTGCAAATACTATTCCGGCAATCGATGCCATTATCGACCCCACAGAGGTAACACCCGGTAACGGACTACCACTTGCCTTACCGGGCCAACGCTATCTGTTGACTTCTGCAGATAGTGCAGGGGAAGAGCCCGCTATACCTGCAGGAGTTACCACAAGTCCGTGGGGTTCAAATATTGTTGCGTATCCAAATGATGTGATAGAATTTAATGGAGTTTCGTGGATTGTCATTTTTGATTCACGAAATTCAACAGGACTAAATTATCTTGTAAATAATACAAACAGCACACAATATACGTTTGATGGAGTAAATTGGTCATACACATACTATGGACAATATGCACCGGGATATTGGCGTATCGATAATATTATACAAGCACCAAATGGAACCACAGTCAACCAATACGAATAAAATAGGTGTAGGAACGATCTTTGTTTCTACAAAAACAAACAGAGTTTTATTAAATCTTAGGGCACCGCACAAGACACATTCTATGTGCTGGTCGTTATGGGGCGGAATGGTCGAACAAAACGAACAACCAAAAGATGCGCTACTAAGAGAACTTACAGAAGAAATGGGGTTTGTGCCCGATATTGAAAAACTATATCCATTCGATGTTTATCAGAGCAAAGATAAACATTTCAAATATTATAGCTTTGTTGCAGTCGTTACAGAAGAGTTTGTTCCGGAATTAAATCCCGAAAGTTGCGGCTATTGCTGGATAGATTTAGGCGAGTGGCCTAAACCTATGCATCAAGGTGCTAAGATAAGTTTTTGCAATACAAAAGCAATTGACAAAATTAGACTTATCTTAAATCAGCATAAGATATAATTATGCCGGTGTACCGTTATCTAAATTAATCCATATACCATTTTGGTAACCACGGAATCGATTAGCAGTTGAATTATAGTACACCATCCCGTTAGCAGGTGTAATTGTCGCAATTTGTGCATCTGTATATAACCCGAACTGTACAAACCCAGTTGCTTTTACACCACCACTTGTATCTATAAGAAGCCGATCGACACCGTTGGTTGCTACTGTAACAGATACATCGCTAGAAATAGCTAATGTTTGTCCTGTATTAGCAGCAATTGCAGCAGGAGATGATGTACCTATAGTTAATGTTTGTGTACTGGACGCATACGTAAGATTTGAATCGGATGTTATACCGGCCCCTGTGCCGTATACAATTTGTGTATCGGGCGCTGTCGGCGCTGCGATTGATGAAGTTGTCACACTTGTTAATCGACCTTTAGCATCAACTGTAATAACGGGAACTGCACTGCTACTACCGTACGTATTCGGTGTAACAGCAGTATTGGCTAAAGTTATGCTTAAAGTACCACTTGTTGTAATTGGACTTCCACTAATAGTAATATCGGCTGATCCCGATGCAGCAACAGAAGTAACCGTACCCGAACCACCTCCTCCCGACGGTGTTTGCCATGTTGGTGAACTACCCGGGCCGGTCGAAGTTAACACTTGACCGGTAGTGCCCGTTGACCCATCTATTGATAACGAGCCATTGTTGGCAATTACTAATCTGTCTACACCATTAGTTGCTAATGTAACAGATACATCGCTAGAAATAGCTAATGATTGACCGGTACTCGATGATATAACGCCCGGGACAGATGAGCCGATTGATAATATATTTGTACTATTATTGTATGTTAGTGTAGATGCCGATGTAACACCAGACCCGGTACCGTATACAATTTGCGTATTAGGTGCCGAAATCGACGATGCCTGTATCGATGTGTTTGTGACACTTGTGATACGTCCCTTGGCATCAACAGCGAATACAGGCACTTGAGTTGAACTACCATATGTATTTGCAGTAACACCTGTATTTGAGAGCGCAAGTGCAAAAGATCCGCTTGTTGTTATAGGCGATGTACCTGTTACCGTAATATCAGATGACCCAGATAGACCGACAGAAGTTACCGTACCTGTACTACTACCCGGCGTATATCCCAGCGCAGTAGTAACATCAGAGGATGTTAATGTTATTGCACCAACTCGTGTATTAAAACTTGTGACACCACCTTGCGCGGCAGTTGTCCAACTAAGAACGCCACTTCCGTTTGTAGTTAACACTTGATTTGCCGAACCATCTGTTGCCGGCCACTTACTTGCACCGATATATAAACTGCCTCCTTGTGGCGGCACGACTCTATCGGCAATAACAGAACCGTCGACATTAAACGATAAAGGTGTTGATGAATCTACAGAACTATATAAGATAGCCCCGCTTTGAACTTTTACTATGTAACCCATGAATTCTCCAGATGGTGGTGGTACCGCATTTACTGTAATAGTAGTAGGTAAACTTGTAACAGGGGCACCTAGTATTGTTGCAGTTAATACAGTATTAAAATACCCTGTTGCTGAATAAGTATGCGATGGATTTTGTACGGTCGATGTATTACCATCGCCAAAGTCCCAATTCCAAGCAGTGGGGTACACCGCATATTGCGGCGACGGTAATGCTACATCCGGGAATGGTGTAGTTGGTATACTAAATCCGCTGGTGTACCTACAAACGCCCTTTGTTATACGAACTTCTGTAATGTTTCCCGAAAATCTGCCACTATTGGACCAACTGCTTGACCCTATAGCAGGCCTGAAAAAAGACCCACCTACATCTGGAAGATTTGGCCCCGGCGAAATATATTCTAATATATTCATACCATTTTGCCATATTGTAAATTTTCTTACATTGCGTGTGAATGCAACAAAAGTCCACTGATTTAACGGAATAACTG